ACTTTTTTGACCAATTAATTGATTAGATGTTGTAAGATCAAACCATCCAACTGCCGAGCCAGTTGCACTTGATCCAGTAACCGTTGTTTGAGTGTAATCCATAACGAACTCGCCCATTTGAGTAAACATGGTATCCCAAGTTGTATTCTTGCTGCTTGATGTGCCGCCGGATCTATTAGCGGATACACGAATCTTGCCGCCTGCATTAAAAAAATATCGCATATTATCAGCAGTACTTGACACTGTTACAGTGTGCGTAAGAGTTCCGTTCCATGCTGTTGAACGAGTTCCTGTAATTAGTCCTTCACTTGAATATTGTGAAGCACCAATTAGGAATTTATCCGAAGTTATAGTGTTTGAAAATAAATTAAATTGATTACGCAATGCTTCTGTAATGGAGTTGCCGCTGGCTGGTACTAATAAATTTGCACCGTCGGTTGCGCTGCCGTTGCTTACTGTTATACCTTGATGCTGACGGCATTTTACCATATCATTGCGCAAAGCAAGCCAACTAGCTGCATAAATTACAGATCCTGCAGATACTGTTGGTGAGGTTATAGACTGACCATAGCCTGTTTGTCCCGATCCTGTACCAAAAACTAAATCTACTTTAGCTTTAATTGTATCGTAATCGGCTTTTTCAATTGTTGACCCAACACCTGCTGACATGTTTTATCCCTTATAATACAATTGCTTCGACCAGTTTAACACCAGTATCGTTACTACTTTCCAATGCAATGGCAAAAACATCATTTGAATGATGTACTCCTACACTTGCACAACCGTCATTTGCTGCAATTAAACTGTCGCCTTTGCGAACAGCACCACTTACTTTTATAGGAACACGGCCTTTTAACGCAATGTATGTTCCGCCTTCTAACTCACTATTCATCATGTAAGCTGGGTTAGCAGATACTGCTCCTATTGCACGTTTACCCCACGAGCTAGCAGTGACTTCTTTTTCACCACCTACTACAACTACTGTGCCAATTTCATATTCTTGATCTGCAAGGTATTTTTCTGCCAAGTCAGCATATTGTGCGGAAGTAGCTATACCACGGAATACATTAGCTGTTAAATCGCCAAGGTTGTCTCGAGCTGCTACAGTGTGTACTACCGCATTTGCGGTTGCTGATCGATATATTCCACCAACATTAAGCGTGTCAGCTTGAGTTGCTGGACCATTGAATGATGTTGCATAAATTGTTGCATATTTAAAACTAGCAGATCCAATATTAGATACGCTATCTGCACCTGGTAAAATATTATTATCAGATAAAGTTAATGGGGTTCTAACACTTCCTGATGTTGTCTGGAAGGACAACAGTGAAGTTGCAGACTTAATTAACGGATTACTACTAGTAATATTAACTGTTAAAGTAGCAACACCTGCTCCGCTTGTGCCGCCTACAGTAAATCCGCCATTATTAAATAACGCAGGGGTAATAGCAGGGGTAAAATCAAAGTCAAGAATACTAAGGAAATCGTCAGCAGTAACTCCGCCCAGTGCAAGCGCATTTGTAGCAGTTCCGTGAAACACTTCAGTTGCAGTTGTTGTTATGCCTTCTGCATTGTTAGTATCTTTTAATGTAATACCAGCTTTAATAATTCCAAACCCTGAAATACTGTTGCCCAGTACTGCATCATCAATTACAAACGATTCTTTAGAAATAATATAGATTGTAGTGTCATCAACTACCGCTTGGATAACTGGTACTAGTGCTCCGCCTGTTCCAGAGGTAGCCCTAACACTACGAGATTTCATCTGCGTAGTGCCGCTACCTGAGACTCCTTGAGGTCCAACTAGGATAAATTCTGTTCCGCTCCATGAATATAACTGATCGTTAGCAGTATCCCACCAAAAATCACCTTGAGTTAATCCTGTAGGTGCAGTTGGACCAATCTCGGCGCCACCTGTTGTGCGCCACTTAGTGCTATCATAAAATTTTAATTTCTTAACGCTGCTATCGTACCAAATTTGACCAGAAATTCTTCGTGGTGGCTCTGTTGGGCTGGAAAAGTGTTCCAACAAGTGTAAGAAATTTTCGTTTTGGACTTCACCGTATCCAGCGTAATTTTTGCCGATAAGTTTAATATCGAGCGTATTGTCGATGGTGCCGTCTTCAACGACGGTTAGTGTTGTCCCATTATATCTGTCAATGCTATACGCCATTCGATCTACCCCTTAACTGTTAGTATTTAGCTTTATGGACCCGTGATGTCTGTCCATAGGCTAGACTGTATTTCAAAGATCTTTAATGATCTAGTTACTGTTACGGTTGCTGAGCCTAAATTTAAAGAATTTATATCAAAATCTTCTAATACAGGCTGATTTTGGTTCCCACCGTTTTTATCAACTGCAATATAATGTTTTACAAAATCACCAGTAGTAACTGGGCTAGTAGAATTAGTTAACACTACAGCAGGATATGTAATTACTTGAGCTGTACAATGTATCCTAGCCCGAGTACCTTCTTCATAATATGATGTAGGAGCAATATCATCTAAAACTGCGGCAATTCCTGCACTGTTTAATCCAGTAATATCTAAACTTAACGGAATAGTGCGGGCTCTAGTATATGTTTCGGTCCATATTTTTGTAGTTGCATCTTGATCACTAGTGGGATCAGCAAGTCCCGTAATTTTAGGGCTACCGATTAACACAACATTGCCAGTGCCATCAGGTGCAAGCTCTATATTGCCATCGGTATCTAATGAACTTAATCTATTATTATTTAAGTACAAATTGTCAACTGTTACTTCAATCTGCGGACCAAAACTTATAATACCCGGAGCACTTGTAATTGCTGCGCTAAGACCTGTTGAGTTTAAAATTTCTGTGCCGTTAATATATAAAGATTTACCTGCTGCTAAGTTAATATTTTCAGAGATATCAAAACTAGTATATGAAGTGTGGTCATTCCATGCAATAGTCTTATTGGTCGTGCCTCTAATAGTAATGCCAGCGCCTGCTGCGGTAATATTAGTTGGTGATCCTACATTTGCAATAATAATATTTTTATCTTCAACTGTAAGTTCAGTAGTTGAAATCGTAGTAGTTGCACCGTTTACTGTCAAATTTCCGCTAATCAAGACATCACCATTAACATCAAGGGTCACTGTTGGGGCATTATTAAAAATACCCACACGTTCATTTAAACTATTAACTGTGACTGCATCAACTAATCCACTGGAATTTTTAACTTTTAATAAAAAGTCTTGCCCTGAATTATTACTAACTATTTGGAATGCATTGTTATCTACTCGGATTTCACTATTAGCACTTGGTCCTAGAATCAACGGAGTACCATTTTGAATTACTAATGTGCCGAAGCCGTTAATATCAGTTGCAATTGTAGATGTTCCACTTGTTGTTATAAAATTCTCAACTGTTTTGCTGTTACCGTATGCATCAAGTAGTGCGTTGGCAGTAGTAGCAGTAACATGAAATTTCATCCCAGATAATGTTCCTTGATTAAAACCTGGAGAAATTGTGCCGGTAAATCCACTAAGTCCAGAGGTGCCATCTCTAGGAGTAAAAGGAGTTGAATATTTACTAAAAATACCTAATAGTGTTGTTGCAACCCATAATTTAAGAATTACTCGAGGAGCATTATTTGTATCATAAATAGTATCAACTTCAAACCCGGATATTCCTTGACTATCTTTCCATATCTTACTAGCAGGATGTCTACTAGAAGCACCAGTATAAAAATACAACTGATTTTCAGCACTGTCGATCCAAAAATCTCCCTGTATAGCTGTAATTGGGGCGGTTCCAGAAACTATAGGACCGCTGCCATTTTTAAATCCAAAACCGTCATATACTTTTAATCTGTTTTCACTAGTGTCAAACCATAGCTGGCCAGCTAATGGATTATTAGGTTGGCTAGTGTTGGCAAAGTTTTCCAGGACCTTTACAAAATTTTCATTAATAAACTCCCCATACCCTGATACATTTTTACCAATGAGTGTAATATCGGTAGTTGTTTGATCGATCGCACTGTCGATAACTTCAGCAATTAGCGACCCATCAGTTTTGTTAATCTTATAAGTCATTATATAATCCTACCAGTAAAGATAATGTAGTTAATTGTCAAGTACGGATTCATTGTACTAAATGGAACTCCTATTGAGCCGGTAGTTTGTATGGGTCCGCTATTAGTCAAGTACTGTCCAGCGGCAGTGGCAGTGGCTCCTAATCCGCTCGAAGCATCTGTATCATCAGGTGCGCCCGAAGTATTCCTAAATGCATAATACTGCCCTCCTAAATTTCCTTGCAAGTTGTGCCTGTGTTGAGGAAGATTGCCCACAGATAATGTTGTATCTTCTGTACCTTCAGACATACCAACAGTATCAGCAGTAACGGAAGTTACCCTATCTGCAGCTGGATTAATAGTGGCACCTGTGGCGGCACCAGTTGGTAATAACGGAACAAGTGTTTCGTTATTCATACTATCTTTACCTAGGGGAAATCTTCCTCTTAAATCAGGTAATCCAAATGTTGATACTCCTAATATATCAATTAACGGTTTATATGTGTAACTGATTGCTGCAAATAATTCTGGATACAACGAAATTAACTGCTCACTACCATCACATAACAAATATCCATTAGGCACAGTTATACCGGCAAAGGGCAGTATTGCACCTGCGGGAACTGTTGCTACATTTGATAAAAATGTTTGTTTATTAGTTTTTCTTAATCCTGTACCAATCCTATGAATAATTAATTCATCAGAAATTACAGAATCAAGAACTGATGTTTTAGTATTAATAAAGTCTGAGCTAAGAACTGTGGTAAACGTAGCAATACCGCCGACTTGTTGTCCGGTAAAGCTAACAGAATTACTGGTCATATCTCCCGTTAAACTGAACACCGTTGGGCTAGTTAATCTAGATGCTGTTCCTGTTACCGAACCCGATAGTTGTCCAACAAACGTTCCGTTAAATGTAGTAGCGGTCATTGTAGGTGCGGTTATTGCGCCAGATGCAGCAATTGCGCCGGTTACTGTTAGTGCGCCAGTTGCCGCAGTACCAGTTATAACAAGATTTTGTCCCACATGCAAGTTTTTTGTAATAGATGCGCCGCCAGCAGTTTTTAAGCTGCCGGTAGTTAAGTTAGTTGCATTAGTAGTACCTGCAATTAATAAACTGTCACTTGTTTTAATTATACCAGTTACGTCTAACGCTTCTGTAGGATTAGTTTTATTAATACCAACATTTGTTCCAGACACGGTAACAACATCCTTATCAGAGCCGCTTTGTCTAATTCTAATAAAGACACTCGAACCTTCAG